GAAAACAACGAAGTAGTAAAGAAGAAACGCACTCTACCAGAGGCAATGCGTAAAAAGCAGTTCAAGAAGGGACAGGGTGGTAGACCCAAAGGGGCTAAGAACAAAGTCACACTTCTCAGAGAGGCAGTGCTCGCTAATGCGGAAACCACTGTCTTGGAACAATGGGATCAAGTGGTAAAGACTACACTGGAGTTAGCTCAGAAAGGAGATAGTACCTGTCTGAAGATCCTTTGGGATCGAATGGTACCCACTAGAAAAGCCACAGATGATAGTCAGGGTGTCAAGAAAGACTACGATGTGACGATCAAGATAGAACGTCTTGAGAGTGCAAAGGTAGTCAGTGGTGATGTAGTAGAAGCAGAGTTCATAGCAATAGACGACAAAGAGGTATTGAACAATGGATAGCAAACAGGAACGGGATCAGCAGTCCTACAAGGGCAATCCGGTAGCACCAGCCAAGACCGGCAGCATGGGTCTGAACAAGGGTGGTGAGTTGAAGAAAGGACAGAAGCAGTAACATATGCCACACTTCTCCAAGTCATCTCTTGATAAGTTGGAGGGGGTTGACCACAGGTTGTGGGATTTGGCATTCAAGGTTCTTGAACGGCACGACTGTAAAGTAATCTATGGACTTAGGACTCACGAAGAGCAAGCCAGATTATTCAAGGAAGGGTTGAGCAAGACCATGAACAGTAAGCATCTTGTGGGTAGGGCAATTGATATAGCACCCTACCCGATTGATTGGAATGACACCAAGAGGTTCTACTATTTCGCTGGTATGGTACTGGCTACTGCTGCTGAACTTGGAATAAAGATCAGGTGGGGTGGTGATTGGGATATGGATAATGATCTCAATGACCAGAAATTTATGGACTTGGTACATTTTGAATTACGAGATGAAACGTAACAACCCAGTGAAGAAAGACTTGGATCTTACTCACAAACCACGGACACATTCGGATAAGAGACATGCCAGAGCTAGCAGAAGATCGGGAGCTAATCACTGGAGATTCCTCATTGATGAACCCACTTCAGTCGATTCTGGGAGCACTTCAGGATGAGACTTTTAGGGCAGACATACTCGGAGATCCAGAACAACTACAGAAGCAGGATTTTGTGCCAGTTCTTAGTACAGTTCGGGAAGGGATTGTTGCGAAAAATAGATTTGAAGAAGCACAGAAAGCAAGGAATACAATAAGCTCAATACTCAGGAATGCAGAGGGTACAGGTCACGCACTGCTTGCAGCTATGGACTTTGCCACTCCGGGCATTCCACTTGCAGGGTTTGCTGGTACATTTGGCAGCATGGGATTTAAATCCTTTGACAAGTTAGCACCACAGCTTGATGAAGCTGTTGGTAGATTGCTCAAAGGTGAGAACCCTGAGCAAGTGAGAAAGGATACTGGATTCTTCATAGCGGGTGATGGCTTCCCCCGGTATGAGTTCAGTGATGCTACAGCAAGAGTGGACATGAGCAAACTGCCAAAGAATAGTGCAGCTAATGTCAAGATCAGGGATCTGATAGATCATGACATATTGTACCGTGAATACCCTGACATGGAAAAGATACAAGTCAGAATGGAAACCAATCCAAAGAATGCAGGGAGTTTCCAAGGGAGATTTGATTATCAGGGTAACCTGATTGGTGGTACGATCTGGATTGATCCTAAAGCTCCGAAGGAACAAGTAACAGCCACACTGTTACATGAGATGCAGCACTGGATACAAGCCAAGGAAATGATAGCAGAGGGGAGTGACCCTGCTCTGTTCAAGGCATTCAGGGAACATCTGCCAGAGGCAGAGCGTGAACGTGAATCCTTTGCAGCTACTGTAGATTTTGCAAAGTGGTTAAAGCAAAATCCGAAACGTGCAAAGGATAATATAGAGAAGCTTGTTAGTAACTTTGAACAAGTTAACGGGGTCAGTCTGAAACGTGAACTTGCAGAGCACTACTACAATGGAGATGTATCAGTAGCTGATCTCAAAGGGATGCTCTACCAGTATGACAATGAACTGGACTTTATGAGAAACCTGACAGACTCTGGAGATGGGTTTAATTACTTCCGTACAATGGGTGAAGTTGAAGCACGGGATGTAGCTAATAGATGGCTAGATCTACAGAAAGGGGTCTATACAGCACAGGAAGCTAAGGACATACCTCCGGTTCTCAACGCCAAGGAAGTTACAATAGTTAGTAAAGATAACCCGAATCATCTAGCAAAGAAGGGAGATCTAAGATTACTTGGCCCGGAAGAGCAGATTGTTATCCGACGTAGTGCTAAGAGCAGGGCTAACGAGGAAACAACCCTTGGTGATCTTCAGTTTGGTATGAAGCGGAAGTAGTATGGGTGAGAAAACATTTAGTCTCCATGACTCGCAGCTTCATATAGCCAACTCACCAGCTAGGTTTAAGGTTGTAGCTGCTGGTCGAAGGTTTGGCAAGTCATACCTCAGTGCTATTATGCTGTTGATTGAAGCACTGAAGAAGGAACACAAAGGCAAGTCACTCAAGGATAAGCGTGTGTTCTACGTAGCACCTACATTCGATCAGGGTAAACGAATCATATGGGATCTATTGAAAGACTTGGGACATGATTTTATCAAGTCTACTTTGGAAAATCAGGGCATCATTACGCTCAAGAATGATCGTAAGATCGAGATCAAAGGTGCGGATCGTCCTGATACACTCCGTGGTGTTGGTCTTAGTTACGTTGTACTTGATGAATTTGCATTCATGAAGCCAGATGTGTGGGAGCAAATCATCCGACCAACGCTTGCTGACGTAGAAGGTGGTGCATTATTCATTGGCACACCTGATGGTAAGAACCACTTTTATGAATTGTTCAAGCAATGTGCTACGTCAGATGATTGGGAAGGGTTTAGCTTCAAGTCAAGTGATAACCCAACACTAGCTTCAGGTGAAATTGAACACGCAAGAAACACTATGAGTACTGAGAACTTCCGTCAGGAGTTCGAAGCTAACTTCTCCAGTGGTGGTGGATCAATATTCAAGGAGTCTCAGCTACAATTCATGGATGAAGAACCCTATGAAGGTAGCTGGTACGTGGTAGTTGACCCCGCTGGGTTCGCAGATGTAGCAAAAGCACGTACAAGTAAGCTCAAAAGGCTGGATGAATGTGCAATTGTCTCTGTTAAAGTCGGCCCATATGGGTGGTATGTCGGAAATGTGGATCACGGTAGGTGGGGAATCAGGGAAACCAGCCTACGAATACTGAAAAATGCCAAGGCAGTCCATGCAGTTGGTGTTGGTATTGAGAAAGGTGCTCTTAAGAACGCAATTATGCCGTACTTGTACGACCAGATGCGGAGATTAAACACCTTTTTCTCCGTACATGAGGTAACTCATGGTGGTAAAAACAAGAATGACCGCATAACATGGGCTTTGCAGGGTAGATTTGAACATGGTCGTATCTTCTTCAAGCGTGATGCAGAGTGGATCAAGGCTATAACTGAACAGTTACTGGATTTCCCTAACCCAATGGCACATGATGACCTCATTGATGCCCTGTCATACGTAGATCAGATAGCAACTACGCTATATGAAACAGAAATGGTGGTGGATACATGGGAACCTCTGGACTCTATCTCAGGATTTTAATTAATGGCTAAAGAAAATAGATATAACATCGTAGATTCTGACCATACTGAGGGAAGTGCAGAGGCAGCATTAGCTGTATTGCAACCTGAGAATGATTCAGAGTCTGGCCGCAGGGATTCACTGCGTAGTTGGATCATGTCACGTGTAGAATCGTGGAGAGACTTCCGAGATCAGAATTACGAAGATAAGTGGAATGAATATTACAGGTTGTGGCGTGGTGTCTGGAAGGCAGAGGATGTAGATCGCAAGAGTGAGCGTAGTAAACTCATAGTACCAGCACTACAACAGGCTGTTGAGGCAACAGTAGCGGAACTTGAGGAGGCTACTTTTGGCCGTGGAAACTATATCGAAGTTACTGATGATATTGCGGATCAACAGAAAGAACCTTTTGAAATCATTAAGAACCGTATTATCGAAGATAACCAGTGGGCTGGAGTACCAGCATCTGTAGCAGAGATCTACCTTAATGGTGCCCTGTATGGTACAGGTATCGGTAAGATCTACGTAGAGAGTGTTAGTGAACCATTAGTAGCAATCAACCAGCTTACTGGTGAGATGGTTCAGGATAGTCAGGAGCGTGTGCGAGTAGGGTTAGAAGCGATTAACCCACGCAACTTCTGCATCGACACCTCTGCACGTACCATAGATGAAGCTCTAGGCATGGCACATGAGATCATTATGCCAGCCCATTTGGTTATTGAGAAGCAGAAACGTGGTATCTACAGGGATGTTGAGCTGGGTTCTTGGGAAGAAACCAAGGCAGATAATGCCCTTGGTGAATCAGATTCTGGTGATAATGCACAGGATAGAATCTTTATCATTGAGTATCATGGTAAGGTACCGGCTAATCTTCTACCTGACAGTGAGCGTGATGAAGAAACTGTGGATGATAGTGGGCTTGTAGAAGCTATTGTTACTATTGCTAATGAACGTGAAGTGGTTAAAGAAGTAGCTAATCCACTCACAATGAAAGACAGGGCATTTCTTGCATATCAGCATGATACTGTACCTGATCGGTTTTGGGGTCGTGGTATCTGTGAGAAGGGGTACCATCCACAAAAAGCCTTGGACGCTGAACTCCGTGCTAGGATAGACGGTCTCGCCCTTACCGTACACCCGATGATGGGGTATGACATTACTAGGATGCCTAGGGGTGCAGATCTAACGGTACGTCCGGGTAAGCAAATAGGTACTAATGGTGACCCGAACACCATCCTCCGACCTTTAAACTTCGGTACCATAGACCCCAACATCTTTCGGGATAGTGCTGATCTGGAACGTATGGTTCAGATGGGCACTGGAGCAATGGATAGTGCCACGCCTGTAAACATATCACCACGTAATAATACTGCAAGTGGTATGTCCATGATTATGAGTGGTGCCATCAAGCGTAGTAAGCGTACTCTACAGAACATTACACGCAACCTGCTTGAACCATTCACACGCAAAGCATTGTGGCGATACATGCAGTTTGATCCTGAACGCTATCCCATTATGGATTACAAGTTCAATGTGGTTAGCTCTCTCGGTATGATGGCTAGAGAGTTTGAACATGCACAGTTGGTACAGTTACTACAGACTGTACCTCCTGCATCACCAGCTTACTGGATGACACTAAAGCAAATCTTTGCTCTTAGTGCAGTTAGTGAGAAAGAGCCTATGATTGCAATCATCGACCAGATGTTGCAGCAATCAATGCAACCACCTCAACCACCTCAACCTGATATAGACCAGCAACTGAAAGCAGCAACTTTAGAACAGAATGCTAGGGAACATCAGGACAAGATGGTTCTTGAGAATAAACGTATCGACTCGAATGTAGTCATGGACTTAATTAGGTAGAGGAATTTATTATGAGTATACAAGGCCCAAGAGATCAAAAGTTCACAAGCGGCGCGGCGCATGTGTCGATTCAAAACCCGGCAGAAATCATTACAGACCAGAATCAATACTGGTGTTGGTATCAAGCTGTAGGGACGGCAACTAATTTCAGCCATGTTCAGTTATTAAATCCGTCAGGATCAGGTATTACTGCGATTGTAACTGGATTATGGGTAGTGCCAGAGGCTGCAGGTGATGTATGGGTTAAAGAGTATTCAACCGCTCTCACTGCATCTGGTGCCACTCCTCAAAATACATACGTTGGCGGTGCTGCTGCATCGTGTACTGTTAACAAAGCAATTAACCAGACTGTATATGGAACTGGAAAATTTTATTTATATGCAAACGCTCTTGGTGCTGGAATGACAAATTATTTGTCAGAGGGTGGTATTGTATTGCCTGCTAATACAGGGATAGTTTTGAGAAATTCAGTCGCAGATAGTGACTTAATCGTTGGCTTTTACTGGACTGAGGTAGCGGACTAAGAAAATGCGTATCAATGCGTATGCACCTAAAATAGTGTCTGTAGTGGATTCTACAATTGTAGATGCTAAACAGAGGTATGGGATAACTTCATCGTCAACAGCAGACCTGACCTCAAATTTTCAGGACATGGCTGATGACTTTGCCACTTCAGGTTCAAAGCATGTGGTTATTCCAGCCGGTGAGTACCACATAACCGATACCATTAGTTTTACATCTGGCGAAACAATCGGAGCGTGGCCGTCTGCTATAGGTATGTATTCAGGCCCATATATTTCTGGTGCGGGGAGATACGCTACAAAAATATACATGGATACAGCAGGGAAAAGTGCATTTGCGTTTTCTGCCAGTGGTACTCCTGTACAGATGGAATATGTGAGACTTGAGGGCATGGGGTTCTATGGCCAGGGACTATCTAACTCGGATACATGCGCTATCCAGATGGGCGGAGTATCTGCCACAGAGACAGATATTATCTCAAGGTCTAGCTTGCGTGACATACTTATAAGGCACTTTGCTACAGGCATCCGCATGGATGATTGCACATCTGTAATGCTTGAATTTATAAAGATTGAAGGTTGCAATTATGGTATTGAGTTTGGATTTAATGTTGACCTTGTTTCAGGGACGCAACTTGCATT